CCGAGGGCATCGTCCCGCCCAAGCCGCCCCAGCGATACCGGACGCCCGTGCCGCCGATCGCCCCGCACGCGACGCCCGCTCTCGTCGCATCCTACGGTGACCTCAAGAAGGCCCGTCGCCTGGGCTACCGGCGGTTCGCGTTCATCGAGCACGGGATCGGCCAGTCCTACGCGGGGGATCGCCGGTCGGCAGGCCACGGGTCCTACGCGGGCGGTGGCGACCGGGATGACGTGGAGCTGTTCCTGGTCCCCAACGACCGGTCCGGGGCGCGCTGGCGCGCGGCCTACCCATCGGCCGTCGTGGCGGTCATCGGGAGCCCCAGGCTCGACACCCTCCCCCGCCGCCAGATCAGCCCGCTCGAGCAGGAGCCGGTGGTCGCGCTGAGCTTCCACTGGGAGTGCCGGCTGACCCAGGAGACCCGATCGGCGCTCAGCGCCTACCTGCAGGCGATCCCGGCCCTGGCCGAGCGGTTCCACGTCATCGGCCACGGCCACCACCGCGGCATGGCCAACCTGCAGCGGTACTACCGCCGCGCCCGGATCGAGGTCGTCCCCGACTTCGCGGACGTCTGCCGGCGAGCCGATGTCTACGTGTGCGACAACAGCAGCACGCTGTACGAGTTCGCCGCCACCGGGCGCCCGGTCGTGGTCATGAACGCTCCCTGGTACCGGCGGTCCGTCGACCACGGCCTGCGGTTCTGGGAGGCCGCCGAGGTCGGCGTCAACGTGTGGACCCGTGACGCGCTGCCCGACGCGATCGACCTCGCGCTGGCGGACCCACCCGAGGTCCGCGATGCCCGGGAGCGGGCCCTCTCGATCGCCTACGCCCACCGGTCGGGGGCCGCGGAGCGGGCCGCTGACGCGATCGCAGCATGGCTCGGTGTGCGGGTGGAGGCGGTCGCATGACGCGCATCTACCACCCCGAGAAGTCGGTGATCGGCGAGTGTGCGATCGGCGAGGACTGCACCATCCACGCCCCCGTGTGGATCGGCGACGGCGTGGTCATCGGGCGCGGCACGCGGGTCCAGGCGTTCGCCTTCATCCCGCCCGGCGTCACGATCGGCGAGGACTGCTTCATCGGTCCCCACGTCTGCTTCACCAACGACAAGCACCCGCCGTCCGACCGCTCGGCGTGGCAGCCGACGGTGGTCGAGGACGGGGCGGTGATCGGGGCGGGTGCCGTGATCCTGCCCGGCATCACCCTGGGCCGCGGCTGCCGGATCGCTGCCGGCGCCGTCGTGACGCGGGACGTCGAGCCCGGGGCCTTGTCGTTCGGGGCACGCCGATGACCAGCCGGGCGTTCCGCGTGGTCGAGATGTTCGAGGAGGCGATGGCGGAGTTCACCGGGGCCCGCCACGGCGTGGCCGTCGAGTCCTGCTCGATGGCGCTCTACCTGTCCTGCGCCTACGTCGGGGTGGGGACGGTGACGATCCCCGCCCGCACCTACGTCAGCGTCCCGGCCGCGGTCATCCACGCCGGCGGCCGCGTCGACTTCCGCGACGTCCCCTGGACGGGCGCCTACCGCCTCGAGCCGTACGCCATCACCGACAGCGCGCTGCGGATGCGGCGCGGCATGTACGAGGGCGGCCTGCACTGCGTGTCGTTCCACGCCCGCAAGCTCCTCCCCATCGGGCGTGGCGGGATGGTCCTGACCGATGACGGTGCCGCCGCGGACTGGCTGCGCCGGGCCCGCTTCGATGGCCGGACGGGCTCCGTCCCGTTCCTGGTGGATCCGGTCGAGATGCTCGGCTGGAACGCCTACATGACGCCCGAGCAGGCGGCCCGCGGCCTCCAGCTGCTCGAGGCCCTGGGTGATGGACGGCCCGACCTCACGCCCGACTACCCGGACCTTCGGGCGCTCCCGGTGTTCGCGGAGGTGGCCGTCTGATGCTCGATGCACCGCAGCTCGACCCGATGGGCAGCCTGATCCTCGAAGCACGCGCCGATGCCGACGTCACCGCACTCGTCGGTGCCCGGGTTCGCGGCTTCGAGCCGGCCCCGGGTGACGCAAAGGGCGCCGGCGACTACCAGGCGTTCATCGTCCTGTCCGCGCTCTCGGTCCCCATCCACCCGCGCGTCCCGGTCACCTGGGCGGAGTACGGCGTCGCCTGCTACGGCAGCACGGCGCAGAACGCCTGGGCCGTCTGGGCCGCCCTCGCCCGGGTGTTCCACGCCACCACGCCCCGGGTCCGCGAGGCGAACGGGCTCGGCATCTACCGCACCGCCGTCACCAGTGGCGGCGAGCAGGGAACGGACCCCGACACCGGCCAGCCGGTGGTCCGGGGCGTCATCCAGGTCATCGCCACGGCCCAGGCCGTGACGGCATAGCCCGGAGCCGGTACGCCGGCCACCGGACGAAGGAGCACGAATGACGGCAGCCCCGCCCCCGCGGGTGACCCTGATCGAGGACCGGAAGGTCCTCGTGGTCGAGCGCCGACCCCCGCTGCCCGCGCGCCTCGACGCGCTGCTGGCCGCGCCCGGGATGCGACTGTTCCCGGTCAGGATCACCGGCTGGCGCCGGGAGTGCGATGAGCAGGACCACCGGCTGGTCCCGCTCGCGGAGGGTCCGTACCGGGGTCCCGACAGGATTCGGCGATCGCTCCGCCTCAGCATGTGCGCGGACTGCGAGAGCGTCTGCGTTCGGGACGTGTCGGTGGATGACCTCCGCGCGTACGACCCCGGCGGGCGGGGCATGGCCCGACCCACAGCGCGTGCCCGGCTCCGCCGGCGCGACCTCGTCCTGGGCTGGTACACCGGCGCCCGCCGTCACCAGCGCGAGTACCGATAGGAAGGAGACCCGATGGGCATCACCAGCGACACCCCCACCAACCTCGTCGTGGGCGCCGGCAACGGCTACCTCGACAACGCGGACGTGGGCGCGACGACGGAGGACAACGTGTTCACGGTCGAGCGCGAGATCTTCACCCCGGAGCTCAACGGCGCCAAGGGCGCCCTGCTGGGCACGGACTACATCACCAAGTCCGAGGGCGTGCTCGCCATGAGCCTGCCCGAGTTCGACGAGACCATCCTCGCGGCCACCTGGCCGGGCTCCACCGCGGTGGGCACGGGCACGGTGCAGATCGACGAGGACGACACCCGGCGCATCCCGACCGCGGACTACCACGACTGGGAGCTCCAGATCGAGCGCCTGGGCGGCGGCGAGTTCCAGTTCGAGGTGGACAACGCGATCCACACGGGCTCCCTCGAGGCCACGCTCGGCGACGCCAGCATGGCCGCCCCGCGCATCGAGGCGCGCTCGCGGTGGGACCCGGCCGACCTCACGGTCTCGCCGCACCGGATCCGCATCCTCGACGTCGCCTCCTGACGTGAGCGACGTCATCGCACTCGCGCTCGCGCTGGCGCTGGGGCTCCTCGTGGGCCTCGGCGTCGGCGCGCTGCGCGCGTTCCGCATCGAGGCGCGGCGCCGGGCGCTCGCCGGAGGTAACGCGCACCTCGCGCGCTTCTGGCCGGCCGAGCTCCCCGCCCGCTCCGCCGCCGACATCCTCGCTGGCCGGGTCCGCGTCGTGCTCGGGGGCGAGACCTACGACCTGCCCGTCCTGCCGAGGGCGGCATCGCGCCGCTGGCTCGAGACGCTCGACCTGCGCTTCGCGGTCCTCGCGTCCGACCTCGAGGCGGCGGGCAACGACACCCCGGTCATCCTCGGGCGCCTGTTGTCCGAGTCCGACGGCCTCTACGAGATGCTTCGGTCGTACGACCAGGGCGACGCGCTCCCGCCCCGCGAGGAGATCGACGAGCTCGTGACCGACGTGGAGATCCTGCGCGCTGTGCTCGAGGTGTGGCGAGCCGCGAACCCTTTAGCCGCCAGCCTCGCCGAGACGGCGCCGACGACGGCTGGGAGCTCGCCCGCGTCTTTGAGTTCGCCGCCTCCGCCTACGGATGGGACCCAGCCTTCATGGACGGGAGCCTGACCGATGAGCAGCTGGTCGCCGTCCTCGACGCCGCGTCGGAGCGGATCGCCGAGCGCCGGAGCGCCGACTTCGACGCGATGGCCGAGGCCGTGCGCGCCGGCTCGATCTTCGCCCGCGACCAGCGCCAGTACAACCGCTGGCGACAGCGGACCCGCCGTCCGTCTGCCGGTCGCGCGCAAAGCAGCGGGCTCGTGGGCGCGGCGCTGGAGCGCGCGGTGATGGGCTTGCGCGCGACGCATCCCGAGTACGTCGTCGTGGGGCCGTCCTGATGGCCCGCCGGTCGCGCCTGGAGGTCAACCGGGCGGCTCTCGACGTCGTGACCCTCGGACTCGCCGACGGCGTGTTCGACGTGGCCCGGGCGATCCTGCGAGTCGCCGAGGCCACCGCGCCGGACGCCGAGCCCTACGGCGAGGGGCTCGTCTCCCGCGGCGCGGCGATCACGTTCGTGGGCTCCAAGCGGACGCACCAGGTGCGGACCGACGGCAGCTCGACGACCGTGAGGAAGCCGCGCGGCTCGCGGCGCCTGGCGGGCGCGGGCGTGACCGGCATCGTCGGGTTCGGCTTCCCGTCGATGTTCCAGGAGCTGGGCACGGTCAACCACCGGGCGCAGCCGTTCCTGACGCCGGCCGTGGCCGAGGTGGCGGGCGGCGAGGCGAAGGTGCTGCTGTCTCGGGCGATGCAGCGCCGGCTCCGTGGCGAGCGTGACCCGAAGTCGGCCGACATCAGCGCCCGCGTCGGTGCGGCGCGTGCAGCGAGGGCAGGCGGATGAACATCGGGCAGCTGTTCATGGAGCTGGTCGCCGACGGCGCCAAGCTCGAGCCGTCCGTCGTCAAGGAGGCACAGAAGGCGGGCGACGCGGGCGCGAAGACGCTCGGGGCCCGGCTGTCGGCCGGCCTGAAGACGCAGGGCGTCAAGGCGTTCGGCATCGCCGCTGCCGGCGCATTCGCGCTCGCGACCAGGGGTGCGCTCGAGCTGGAGGAGGTCCAGGCCCGCTACCGGGCCGAGACCGGCGCGACGGCCGGCGAGGCGGTGGCGGCCGGCGAGGCGATCAACCGGATCGCGGGCGACCAGCGCCAGTCGCTCGAGGCCGTGTCGGAGGCCGCCATTCGGGTCCGCAAGGATCTCGGCGCCACCGGCGACGCGGCTGACGCTCTCACCGAGTCGTTCGTGGAGTACGCGCGGGTGACGCGCCAGGACGCCGCGGAGGCGGTGTCGGACTTCGACGACATCCTCGACTCGTGGGGCCTGACGGCGGCCGACGCAGCGGGGCTGATGGACAAGCTCCTGGTGTCGAACCAGAAGTGGGGTGGATCCCTGGCCGACAACCAGAAGACGCTGGCCGCGCTGGCTCCCTCCCTCCGGGCCGCCAACTTCGAGATCGACGACGGGATCGCGCTGCTCAACCTGTTCGGGGCCAAGGGCCTCAACGCCGAGTCGGCCTCGGCCGCGTTCGCCAAGGCGCTGACCAAGGTCAAGAGCCCGGCCGAGCTCGAGCGCCTGATCGACGACATCTCGGCCACGCAGGACCCGTTCGAGCGGGCGGCCAAGGCCGCCGACCTGTTCGGCGCCAAGGCGGGCGCGAAGCTCGCCAACGCGCTGGGCGGCGCGAATCTCGACGACTACCGGGTGGACGTGGAGGACGCCACAGGCGCCGTCCAGGAGGCGGCCGACGTCCTCGACTCCACGTTCGGCGCACAGATCCAGAAGAAGATCAGCCAGGTCAAGGCGCTCATCCGAGGCTTCGGGTCGGACTTCGGGCCGGCGCTGACGGGAGCGGCGGCGCTCGCCTCGCTCATGTCGTCGCTGGGGCTGGGCAAGCCGTTGATCGGCGCAGTGTCGGGTGCGTGGAGGGGCGTCGCAAAGTCGGCGCTCGTGACGCGGGCGATCGCGCTCGCCGGTGGCAAGGCGGCGTCGCTGTACCTCGCGGCCCTCATCGCGGGCGACAAGGTCGGCGCGCTGGCCTCGGGCCTGGCCACGAACCTCGCGACCGCGATCAACAAGGTCCCAGGAGTCGCCGCGGTCAAGGGCGCCATCCTCGCCACGGGCGCCAAGATCGGGACGGCACTCGGCGTGAGCGCCGGGACGGCGTTCGCCGCGGCCTTCGCCGCCGCGGCAGCCGCGGCTGTTGCCGCGGTCGCGCTGGTGGCCCTCGACCAGCAGGGGAAGATCGACGCCCAGGGCGAGAAGCTCCTGGCGCGGGCCAGGGAGTGGAGCCAGGTCGCCAGCGACACCGCCCTGGCCGACTCGATCGCGGCCACGCGCGAGCAGCTGGACAAGATCCCGGGCAACGCCTTTGACGCCAAGAACAAGGTCATCGCGGTCCTGAACACCCTGATCGCCGAGCAGAACCGCCGGGCGACGGAAGGCGGGCGATCGGGGGGCCGGTCGTTCGGCAGCTCGTGGGCCGAAGGCGCAGAGTCCTCCGCCCCGAAGGTCGAGAAGGCCCTCGACCACCTGATGGAGAGCGCGTCTGTCCAGGACCTGTTGGCCGACCAGGCGCACGCCGCCGGCAACCGGGCGGGCGAGGCGCTGGCGCAGGGCATCCTCGACGCCCGAGAGAAGCCGGTCAACGCGTTCGACAAGCTCGTGGAGATGCTCAAGCACCCGCTCCGGCGAGGAAAGGAGCAGGCGCGGCTGTTGGGGCAGCTGACGTCGAAGGAGCTCGCCAAGGGTCTCCGATCATCCGATCCCGCGATCCGGGCGCAGGCGCAGGCGACGAAGCAGTACATCATCGACCGCCTGACGGAGCTCAAGACCGGATCGGGCAAGCTGTCCAAGGAGCAGGCCGCCCTGGTCAACAAGGGCCTGCGGTCGAAGGACCCCGACATCCGCGCCGCGGCCCAGCGGATCAAGAACTACGTCGAGACCCCGCTCACGCAGGCGCGCGACCAGGCATACGGCTGGGGGCAGGGGGTCGGCGACAACTATGCCGCCGGCATCCGCAACCGGATCGTGGCGGTGCAGCGGGCCGCGCGATTGCTCGCGAAGAAGGCGTCCGACATCCTGCGGCTCGGGTCACCCGCCAAGGAGGGGCCGCTGTCCGAGAAGGGCGGACCCGAGGGGTGGGGTGCCCGGTTCTCAGACCTGTACGCGGCCGGGGTGCGCTCGGGGATGCCGGAGGTCAACCGCGCGCTCGCCGGCCTCGCGTTCAGCGGGCCCGCGATGGTGGCCCCGCGCGTCACCGCCACCGGTGCTCCCGGGGCAACGGCCGGCTCGGCCGGCAGCAGCGCGGCCCTGACCGTCAACGGCGGCCTGCACCTCCACGGCGTCGGATCGGACGTGAGCCCCGCGGCGGCCAGGCGGTTCGGCCAGTCGGTGCTCGACGAGGTAGCCATCGGGCTGCGCGAGCAGAGCGCCCGCTACGCGACGAGGAGGACGGCATGACCCTGATGACCCTGGGTACGGTCATCGACCTCCCCGACGCCGAGTTCAGCGGGTTCGACTACCCCAACAACGCGCAGCTGGTGCCCCTGCTCTCGGACGGCGCCAGCGAGCGGAACGCCGTGCTCCAGCAGTCGGGCCTCACGATGCGCCAGGCGACGCTCGCGACGACGCTCGATACCGCGGACGCGATCACCCTGCGCGGGTACTACGAGAGCCGTGAGGCGGTCGACTTCGTGGACCACGACGGGGCCACGACGTCCGTGCGCCTGCTCGAGTTCAGCCGCTCCATGGTCACGGCAGGCCTGTGGGCGGTGATGCTGACGATGATCGAAATCGCCGACCCGGTCCCCCTGGGGTCATAGATGCAGACGATCACGCCCGAGCTCGAGGCGATCCTCAAGGCCAAGCTGCAGGCCGGCGCCGACGGGTTCCGGGCCCGGGTCGAGGTCGACGTCGTCACGGTGCCATCGGGTACTGCGACCCGGGCGAGCCGGACGGCTGGCGGCTCGCTCTCAGGCTCCGGGATCCGGGGGGTGCCGATGGAGTCCCTCGACTTCGGCGCCGAGGCCGTGTGGTGGGCGGGCGAGCCGACGCGCCTCACGGTCCCGACGACAGGTCGATACCGGGTCGGCGGTGGCCTCGTCCAGTTGGCGCCCGGGACGCCGCTGATCCTGCGCGTCAACGGGACGGCCGTCGTCGCCTCGATCCGCGTCGGCGACGACGGCCTCCGCCAACAGGTCGACACGATCGAGACGCTCGTCGACCTGGTCGCCGGAGACTACGTCGAGATGTGCGTCGACGGGATCGTGACGCTCGTCGAGGACGCAGACGCCGGGCCCGCGGCGATGGTGTGGGCGTTCCCCGAGAGCGGCGCCGCCGCCCGGGTCTCACGTTCGACGATCCAGACGATCACGTCGGACGTCAACACGCTCGTCGAGTTCGACACCGCCGACTTCGACGACGCCTCGTACTGGTCGGCTGGCGACCCGACCGTCCTGACGATCCCGGCCGACGGGACGTACCGGAT